CGGTTTGCTGCTCCTGTAGAAGATCCGGGGTTCTTTGAGAATGTAACCTCTGGATTCGGTGCTGGTGCTGTAAGTTTTGGTGAAATGGCAGGGCTTGGCGCTGTTGCTTTACTTGATGAAGAAGCAGAACTAGCTGCCCGCGATAAGATCAAAGCCGCAGCAGACTACCTACGTCCTGAAGGTGGTGATACTGACTCTATTACGTACAACATAAGTTCTGGCTTAGGTTCTATTGCTGGCGCTCTTGGTGTCACAGGCGCTGCTGCACTCGGTGGTGCAGGTCTTGGTGGGTCTGCTGCTATTGCAGGTACGGGCGCAGGTATTCTTTCGGGTATAGCAGCTTCTGCTGGTGAGGCAAGTGAACGCGCACGCGAGTTTGGTACTACCGAAGACGAACGTAACCTAGCTATATTAAAAGCAGCACCGTTCGGTGCATTGCAAGCCATACCCGGTGCTCGACTACTGCCCGCAGCCGCTGTACAACCATTAAAGAACTTATCTAATAAGCTCGGCCCCGATGTAGTAGAAAGTATATTAAGTAGGGCTGCGGCAAAACGTATTGCTGGTACTGCCGCGATAGAAGCAGGTGAAGAAGCCATACAAGAGATGGGGCAGAACTTAGCCGCACAAGGGTATGACCCAGAAGCAGAGCTAAGAGAAGGTACAGGCACAGCATTTGGGTACGGTGGTGCGGCGGGTGCAATCATGCAAGCTGTGATGATACTCATGCCCGGAGGTAGACGTAGAGCAAGCCCTACAGAAGAAACCACAGAAGAGCCTACAACCCAAGCACCACTGCTTGATGATAGTACAGAAGGTGAAAGCGAGTTAATTACCGACGAAACCGCTGTAGATCCAGAGGTTATAGCTGCCACAGAAGCAGTGTCCGCGCCAGATGAAATAGTTTCCACTACAACTATAGAGCGTGAAGACCAGCCGCCAGAAGTAATTACCAGAACTAAAGCTCAACGTGATGCAGAAATAGCGGCTATGGATATGGTAGCCATAGAGCAAAAAGGTAAGGATCGGGCAGAAGAAATGCTCGACGAGCTTGGGATAACGCAAGCTACATCTACCACAGAAGTAAACGAAGCAAGTGTACGGGCTAAGATGTTTGACGGTCTTGATACTGATCGGTTTGAGGACGTTGCAACTTTACCTGAAGAGCAAATATTAGAGTATGCGCGTAGAAGACAAGAGCTTACTCCAGAAGAAAGAAAAATATTACGTGCAATACCCCTCTCTAAAGAACTTACAGATGCACAAGTAGCAGCTCAATTACAAGAAGCGGGAGCAGCAGAAGCAGCCGCAGAAGCAGCACTCGACACTGATGCAGAGTTAGACGAAGGAGAAGTTATTGATGGGCAAAGTGATACAGCTACCGCAACCGAAGGAGAATCTGTCACAACAGGAAGTGGAACAAGCGTTGCAGATAATATTCGAGGCGTGGGAGACGGAGCAGTCAGTGAAAATACCGTGGAGACTGGCACATCTGTCACAGACTCAGTGGACGGATCTGGATCAGGCGTTGGAGGAACTACTGCTGGAACAGGAAAGCAGCTTGATCCACTAGCGGTAAAAAACTTAGTAGCTAAGTCAGAAGAATTAAAGGCTAAAGAACCTTTTGTTATTATTGATGGAAAGGTTAGTAAGCAAGAACGTGTGCGCGTAGAGCCAAAACCAAAAGACCCTGCCGACGACGATACTATCGCTTTGATTACAGACGCAGATAGGCTGGCTAACTCGAAATTAATGGCGGCTAGTCAAGCACTTATTGCCGTACAGAATAAACCAGAACCAACACAAAACGAGTTTTTTACTGCGGCTAGACTTGCCGAGCCAGATCGTGACTATAGAGAAATAAAAGCCGAAGCCGATAGAAACTATAAAGAAGCTAAAGCTGAGTACGATACTGAGTTAGCAAATGCACAAGAAGCACAAGCAAAGGCCATTGAAGAGTTCCAAGCAGAGGTTCTTGATAGTACACCTATAAAAGAAGCAGAAGATGCCCTTGTAACAAGTAGAAAGGCTACAGTAGCGGGCGAAGATATAGTTGACCTAGAAGTAGATCAAGAGTTTAGAACGAGTGACAAGCCGCGTACAGGGAAAGCACCACGGGTCAGTGCCAGTGAGCAAGATGCCATAAACACGTTTAACAAAGTATACGATGAAGAGTTTACAGATTCTCCAGTAGGAAAAGACTTTCTTAAATTTACTAAAGAAACACCAAAGTTAAACCTACCACAAGAAGATTTAGTAACTGTAGCTAACTACTTAAACACTGTAGGTAAGTTACCAAAAAATAGACCTAAAAAGGTAAGCCCAGAGTTATGGCAAGAACAACAGGCTTTAGCTAAATACTTTGACGCGGGTGACATTTTAGATATGGATGCCACCAGCGGCCTGACTCTAGCTGCCTATGACTCTGCTACACAAGCCACAGAAATGAAAACGCCGACAGCGGAGGTCGCGCAACAACCTGACCGTGAGGCTGCTATTCTTGCTGGTACGGGTAAAGAACGAGCCGATAGAGTACTTACGTGGGCGCAAGACAACTTAACCCCTGCCGGGTACGCCCGCGTGCAAGATGTTATTGACGGTGTTAAAGAAAGAGATTTTGAAAGGTCTAAAACAGATAAGCGTGACAAAGGTAAACAGCTTGCGGCTGTACTACGTAAAAATACTAAAGATCAAACGGACTCAGATAAAACAACGATAAAAGAAACAAAGAAGTTAGTACGTTCGGGCGATGCCAAGAAAGAAAGAGGCGAACAACGTACGCCTGAAGAAATAGCAGCTAAAAAAGCTACTCTCGAAAGCAGAAATACAAACAACAAGGGACTTAACACCGCTTCTACCAATCAAGGACTGTTTAACACCGCTGAAAGAACAGGAAAATTTATATCTCCTCGTAAAGCAGAGATGGCTTCCAAAGCTGAAATAGCGGCGCTGCCTAAAGACGAACAGGCTAGGATTAAAGATCAAAAAGATAGGGATAGAGAAAAACTAGCGCAAGCTGAAAAAGAAAGTTTAGCGTTACCCAAGAACGCCATTGAGAGCCTAGAAGCAACACCGCAGCAAGTTATAGATGCCGTACTGCAAGTGCCTTCGGAGACGGTTATTAGTTTACCGTATGCACTAGAGGCCATAGTCAGGCACCACCCTAATCCGGTTGTAAAGCAGTTCGCTAAGAAGTTACTGGCTAACGTAGGTACAACCAAGCTAAAGGTAGTTGAAAATCTAATCAATGACGATGGTACATTGGCGGCAGGTATATTTGATCCTAAGACCAATACCGTAACTCTTGATAAAGACTACGGTGTTAACACACATACTATTCTGCACGAAATGGGGCACGCTGGGCTGTCTGCATCACTTGCCAACCCCAAAGCTGGTTCTACCAAACGACTACAAAAGATATATGACGAGTCCAAAGACCAACTAAGTTCTTACTACGGTTCACAGTCTTTGGATGAGTTCTTGTCAGAGTATATGGCTAACTCTAAGTTCCGTAATGAACTAGCGGGTATGTCTACGACCACTTCGGCATCTGTACTGCAAGACGTACAGGATTGGGTACGTAACATGTTCCGCCGCCTGCTAGGTAAACCTGCTAAGAAGCGCGACACTAATACGGTGTTAGACGAATTGATTGATGCAGTACTGGCCCCGGCACCGGAGCAACGAGATGCCGGTAAACTTCTTATGTCTATTAAAGAAGGGGAAGTACCGGAAGTAATAAAAGAAAATATGGGTAGAGACGCGGTACGTGAACTTAAAAAGGCACGCCCCGAAGCATTAGATAAAGGTGCTAAGTTCTTATTTGGAACCGACATTGAGGATACGGGCAGTAAAGCAAAGGATGTGGCTACCCGCGAAGGTCTTGGGTTTGTAGCAGGGTTCTTGAACATGCAAGCTCTGGCGGACATGGCCTCTGAGCAGCTTAACATAGACTCTGTATACGCCCTTGATGTGGCCTTTCAAAACCAGAACGCTAAGATAGCGAGTATAAACAGTAAGTTAACTGCTACCGCTAATGACATAGCTCGTAAGTTAAATAAGGCCGAAGCTGCCAATAAGAACGTCGATGTAATTAAAACCTTTGATGAGTTAACAACTGACAGCACGATGGACAGAGTAGACCCGTCTAGGGACAGAGACTACTACAAAAACAACAAAAAGAAACTGGCGATCTGGGACGCACAGCGGCCTGCTTGGAACAACCTTGGGCCTGACGGTCAAGCAGCCTATACTCAGCTACGTGACGCATATGCTGAGATAATGGAGGATATGAAGGATGCGTTATACGGACGTATAAAAGATGCTGCGGGTGAATCTGCGGACACTCAAACTGTTAACGCCTTATTGAACAGCATATTCGATAGAAGCAAAATTGAGCCGTACTTCCCACTTCTACGTGAGGGAGACTACTGGTTAAAGTATTACGTAAAACCTACTGATGGCCCACCCGAAGTAGCTGTAGAGGCATTTGAAAGTCCTGCTGCTAGAGATAGGGCGTACGCTGCGTTAGCAGAAGACAATTTTGACGGGTATACGATAACTGGCCTTCAACGAAAAGAAAGTATTGAGTCAATGAAGCTCTCCAGCAGTGACATACCCCCTACATCTTTTGTTGCAGAAATTATTAAGACCTTAAACGCAAGTATCCCCGCAGATACAAAAGAGGCTAAAGACAAAAAACAAGAGGTCATAGACGGTATCGTTAATGACTTTATACAGTCTGTACCTGAGTCTTCCTTCTTAAAAGCATTTCGTAAACGAGAAAACAAGTTAGGTGCTGCGGACAACGCTATGCGTGCGTTTAACGTAAAGGGCTACGGTATGGCTAGGCGCGTTGAAGCTATAAAAGGCGCACAGGGTATACGCAAAGCAGCGGAGGCAGTAGAAGCGGAAGTTACGGCGGCTGCTAAAAACGGTAAGATAACTGGTAGAGCTGGCAACATATTACTTAAAGAGGTCGGTAAGCGAGTAGAGCTTACGTTAAATCCTCCCGATTCGTGGATAGACCGACTAGCCATATCAGGTAATAAGTTTGCTTTCTTTGGTACGTTAGCACTAAGCGCGGCGGGTGCCTTAAATAACGCTGCTTCTATACCTATGGTTATACTACCTTTCCTTGCGGGCAGAACCGATACAGCAACCGCTGCCTCTGCAATGGCTATGGGCACTAAGTTCTTTACGGGTAGTGGTCTGTCACACAAGGTTACTCCATACGGAAGCACCGCTATCGTAGAAGGAGAGAAGGATGTACTTAACAGCTACATGCCTTCTGTTGATAACTACTATGCAGCGGATGCAAAAGGCCAACTGCAAATACGTGATGACATAGTAGACGAACCAAACTACTACCAGATGCCTATTGCGGGCGGTAAAACCAAATCCATGTCGAAGATAGAGTTCTTAGGTATGATGCGTGACTTGGTACAAGAGTCTTCTGATAGAAGTCTACTTAACAGATCTTTGTTTGCCGATCAGATAGGTTTAGAACTTGCCGCAGATCCTAAAGCGTCTGGAGCAAGTAACTTCCTTGATAAGGTACAGAAATGGGGCGCACTGCCCTTCCATACGGTTGAACGGTTTAACAGGCAAGCCACCCTAGTAGGCGCGTTCCTAAACGAAATGGCTCGGTTAAACACCAAACCTAACAAAGCTAAGAACGAAGACAAACTCACAGACGCTGAGAGACAGAGAAAGGCTATGGCTACGGCCTTACACGATACTGCTCAGTTAAACGGTGGCGCTGGATTGAACACTGCACCACGTTTTGCTCAGTCGGGTATACAGCGTGCAGGTATGATGTTTAAGACCTACGGCTTTACCATGTACTACAACCAGATTCAAATGGCTAGGGCTGCTCTGAAACAAGCCGAAGAGAACGGCCTAGACGCTGAATCTATACGTATGGCAAGAAAGCAGTTTGTTGCAAGTCAAGGCGCTGCACTTGCCTTATCGGGCGTGCAAGGTATGACCATAGTTGGAATTGTACAAGGTATGTTTGATCTCTTCCTATTAGATGACGAAGAAGAAGATGCTGATGCACTGACCCGACAATTCTTAGGTGACCCGTTATATAAAGGTGGTGTGCAGTACCTCACTGCTTTCGCAGGGGCTGAAGTAGACGTAGCTACACGTATTGGACTATCTAACTTAATCTTAGGTAACAACAAGTACGACTTTAACAAGTCTGCCAAAGAAGAGTTTGTAGACCTTATAGGTGGCCCAGCATTAGGATATGCCTCTTCTATTATGCGAGGTTTTGGGGACGTTATGAACGGCGAAACACGTAGGGGTATAGAAGCTATGTCTCCCACCTTTGCTCGTAACATACAACAAGCATATAGATTCGGTACAGAAGGTGCCCTTACCCGTAGAGGAGATCCAATTACTGATGATATGAACTTTGGAGAGTTAACTGCTAAGTTCTTTGGGTATGCTCCTGCCAAGTACTCAAACGCACAAGAGCGTAACCAAGACCTAAAGAAGATAGACACCACAGTATCTAAACGCAAGTCAGTATTGATGAAGCGGTACTACATAGCTATTCGTATGGGAGAAGACCCTTCTGATGTAATGGAAGAGATTATGGAACATAATCAAAGGCATTCTGATAAAGGTAAGAGGGCAATGATTACGCCTGATAGCCTTAAACGATCTATGAAGATGCACGCTAAGACTTCTGTAACCATGTATAACGGCGTGACACTAAGCCCTGCTTTAAGAGCTTACGCACGAGAAGTGGAAGATCAACTTGAAGATGAACCTTGGTTTATAAACTATTAAAACCCACCCCGAAGGGTGGGCCGGTTATGGAGAACCAGCAGCATTGCACTGCCCGATAATGCTATCACAGAGTTCTCCACAGACGCACGCCTAGTTTATTGTCCTCTATACGTACTTGAGTCTCCGATTCCCAGCCCTTGGAACCTACTATACGTTTAAGTTCTTTAGTGGCTAGTGCGGTATTGATGCAGGGTACAAACACAGATGCCCCTATCACCATAGTTTCCCAGTTTACTACTACGCGAACACCGTCTGGGTTAAGGTCATCGTGCTTGATAACCCCCCTGCTCACAGTGCCTTTCTTAACCACCTTTACCTAAGACTCTGAACCCACCCCCGCGTTTTAGCTCGTACCTGCGGGTTATGTTGTACACCGCAGCGGGTTTCATACCTGTTTCTTTGGCTATCTTGGCCCTACCCATACCGCGCTTCTGAGCTTTTAACACCGCCATAATTTCTTCGTCGGGTATACTACGTTTGAATTTGCCACGCTCTACACGGGGTATTGGTGTTATGTTCGGTTCGTCTGCATACGCACGTTTGCCTCTCTCCAACCCCGCCTCCAGTGCTTTACCTTGTGCCTTTATAGCGTCTAAGAACTTACTACTCATCACCCACATCCTCCATACCTGACTCTGCCCCTTCTTGCACTTCTTCTACGGTAAACCCGACTACGATTACATCGGTAGGGGGCAAATCCATGTGCGTACCTTTGCTCAAACGTATCTTGGACTTCTTAGCGCCTAGCTTCTTATTTAGGTCATCATAGAAAGATGTAAAGTTTATCTGCTGCTTACCACACCACTCCTTCAAAGGTTTAGGTAACAAGTACGCTTTCTTCACATCTGTCTCGTACCTAGCTACAAACTTACCCTTGGGTACTGCGTCAGGTATTACCAACGAGTCAATACCATTGCCGTTCTGTTTACGCCGGTCATCTGTGCTCTTTATCCACAATACGTTATTCCAGTGTTCAGCCATGTAGTCGTTGAGTATCTGCTCTACTGACTCGTTCATATCAGTAACCGCGTTCTTGTTGCGCTTCAGCACAGTAACTATCCACGCACATACTTTGTTTGGGTCGTAGCTCAGTAGCCCTATACGTCTGCATAGAATCAAAGCTGTGATAGAGCACGCGGCACCTGCTGACCAGAATCGGTTTTCAGATGTAAGCACGGCGCGTTTATCTATACGCTTCTGTACGGCACTTAATAGCTTCTTAACCTCGTCCAGATTGTTTATAACGTACTGTACGAACGGTATACCTGCATGACCCCAGTTCTTTTTAACGTCTTGCGCCCACTCATCTGTGCTGGCCTTGCTACCAGCGGTCTTAAACAAGCGGTCTACCTTATACTCTAGTATCCGCTGCGCCTCTGCTTTCGGTGCTTGTTTGTATAGCCCTATCTTCTCAATAAGGCTGACGTTACCAGTAGATACAGAAGTGAAGCTCCAAGCTGATCCGTTATAACGCTCTACGTTTGCACTACCTGTCAGTCGTCTACGCTGCCTACCACTCACATACTGGTACGCTAAGTTACTAAGTTCTTTAGGGGATAGGTTAGTAAGCTCGTCTAGGAACAACGGTATGCTGTGGTAGACCTCACCCCTATTCATCTTGGTGTTGTAGGTGTCTTCTTTACCTAGCAGTAATTCTGATGGGTCTCCCCAAGGAGTAAGAGCCGCTTCTAATGCAGTGGTCTTACCTAGACCGGAATCTTTACTGTGAATGTGAAACGCAGAACATGCTACGGGCATAAGCTCCATTAGCACAGACCCGAAGGACGCACCCATAATATACTGATACGCCTCCTGCCCTTCTACGTTTAAGAAGTCAGCCATTTCCACCCAAGCGTCTAACGTACCTTTTGGGTCAAAGGCGGGGAACATAGCAACTGTAGTAGAGGCTGGGGGGTTAAACGATATACGATCCCCAAATACTTCTTGATTACCTACTATGAACGACTCCATCTTGTCGTTCGTCCAACCAAACTGACGGTGGGCTTCATCAGCTACTACAGTAGCCTGTAATTCGTTAACCCAAGTTGTCGTGTATTGCATTATCTCATCCATCTTGCTTACAGCGACCCCCCGCATAGACATATGCTTGCGAAATTCTTCACGGGAAGTAACTGCGGTTAAAGGTACGGTGAACTCACTCACCCCGTCTTTGGGTAGGTGTAGGCGCATAACTATAGCCTCGCCTATCTCTGCATCACGTACCCGTTTAACTACGTATAGATCATTGTGGTAGATGATCTTCTCATCAATGTCACCATCAGCATTAGATGACCGTACGTAAACCCCACCGTTAGTACCTCTAAAGTATGGGCTGGGGTATGTAGGCACTGTATAGCTTTGCACTGGTGCATTAGCCAACGTAGCGGAGTGAGACTCGACCACATTGTCTTCAGCGGTAGCCTCTATGATGGTGTTACCTAGTGTTATCGGAGACTTTATTTTGCCCCAGTGCATACAGTTTTTGCATACGTCAGGGTTAAACTCATCAAACTTATCACATAGGTATGGGCCTTTTATAAGAGCAGCTTTTTCAGTAGTAGCCTCTGCTGAATAACCCTCATGCCCGTTAGATAGTTTATGTATTGCCTTATCAGCGTCGGTGCAGAACTTGGCTATAGACAACCCTGCTCTCCACAGGGGTTCAGAACAATTATCCCTGTCTGTGTAGATAAGTTTAATCTGCTCACACCCTCTACCGCGTCCGGTCTTAGTTAAAATCTCTTTGAACGAAGTATTGGTGTTGCCCATCAACGCACGCATCATTGCACTTGCTGGAGCAGGGGTATATTTCTTAGGAACTGGTATCTCGTCTATACCTAGCAGGGTGGCAAACTTATCAAAATCTACCGCTGGGGGTGGGTTAACCCCTATACCGAGTACTGGTGAAGGAGGAGATGACTTGTGATTGTGAGTACCTACTACACGTAATACCCTAGCCGCATCCGCTGTCACCGCAGGGTCAGCTAAGAACCCGTGTTCTTTACATAACTTCTTTAACTGTTCAGCAACCGGAACCCAATCATCTTTGGAGACCGCTTCTTGCAAGAACCAATAGGTATGTACACCACGCCCAGAGTTAACTATATAGGGCTTGGGTAGTTTAGTAATCGAGCAGAACGTACGCAGTGCATCTAAAGCCGCTCTCTGGTCTACAAAATCTTTACTTGGCCCACAATCTAAATCTAAGAAGAACGCTTTAAGAAGTTTAGCGTTGTCTACTTTTCGTGAACCACTTTCAGCAAAAGAAGCGAGGGCGAAATATACATCGAACCCATCATCATCAAATTGCTTTGCATCTGCTGCTAATTCATCTAAAGAATCATAAAATTTTTGAACCCGCCGTTGATCTGATATACGAGAAATAAACATGCAGTAGAGACCCTCATCACTAACTGCCCTTCTCAAAAATGTATTTGTATCCATACTTATTTATCCAAAACCGAGAGACACCGTGGCAGGGGTGCCGAAACACCCTCTTCGGAAATCCTAGCCACGGAGTGAGTTGTTAGCGGTTAATCGTCCCAATCCGCTAGTACGCCAGCCAATTCGTCTTTTTCAACTTTGGCTGGTGCGGACTTCTTAACAACTTTCTTCGGTTCAGCTACCGGAGCTTCGGCAGTATCATCTCCCCAATCATCTTCATCAGCTACGGCAGCGGGTGGGGCAGGAGGAGCAACAGAAGCAGCAACTTCTCCAAACGGACTTACATCTTCAGCAGCTTCAGCGGTGAAACCGCCTTCTACTACACCAAACGGAGAGGTGTTTTCCATAGGCTTGTAAGTGGTAACTTGCACAGCCTTCAAACGTAGAGACACGCCTGTACCCATAGACCCAGTATACGGGTTTAAGGCCATGTTAATGTTGACCGTGCTGCCTGTAGTCAACAAAAAATCACCGCCCAACTTCACATTTTTGGAATCTACCTGCATAGGGGCACGGGTAACATCTTTACCGTACGCACCTTTCAACTTGGCTTTGTGGGTAAACGTACCGTCTTCTTCTTTCTTAAAAGGTATTTCAATCTTCTCAGGCCAGCTATCTTCTCTCTTGGCTTTATAAGCCGCAGACATAGCCTTGAATAGATTCTTAGCTTGTTCTTGGGACATGCGGAAATTTACTGAGTATTCCGAACCGTCATCCAAAGGTTCGCAAGGGACACTACGCTGTTCTTTATTATCGAACTTGTAGGTTCTATTCAGCTTGGGATACATCGCTTCTACATCACTTAGCATGTAGGTCATTGAGACTTCGCTCATTTTTAGTTCTCCTAAATTAAATTGTCGTGTCGTAAACAAACCCTTCTACCACGCCAAACGGCGACTCGTTATCCCAATTTTTTGGTGGGGGTAACATAGCCAACGCCCGTGCAGTATCTGAGTGTTCGCTCATTTCCACGGCCTCTTCTAGCTCTTCTGGCTTGAGTACCCTTACAGGTCTAAACCGAAGTTTTGGGATATAACCGTCGTCCTCAAATTGTATCTTGGTGACTACGGTTATGACGGAGGTGTCATGTTTAGCAAGATGTTTTGCATAGTCTTGCATACTCATCCACCCTCGCGCTGCCCCTCCAAACAAAGCATTTGCGGGGAGTTGCATTTGGTAAATCTCATTGGGTGCGCCATCAAGAGTGACAGCTACCCGCTGAGAAAACTTACAGGCACGGGCATTACCATTACCAGAGCCTTTTATATTCTGCGTACAGTCCATACATCGACCAGACTGCCTAGTTTCTTCGGGGACTTCTGGATCAGGTACAGTAGTATCAGATGACCAGCAGATGGGGGATGACGACTTATTAGCATCGTACTCGTTGTTGTAGAACATACGCCCTACACCTGCGGCATTGACTATAACTACGTCTAGGGTATCTGATTCTATAAGGCGTTCGTCCCCTTTAATTACTTTGCGGAACTCCCCACCTCTAATACTGATACGCCTAAAAGTACCTTCAGACATTATTGATCCTCGAATTCAGACATTACATCAGCAATGGCATCGAAGTCCATCGTATCCGCTGCTCTATCTGTTGCAGAATTTAATAAAGCAGAGTCTACGGCTGATAACTTAAACCTATAGGTCTTACCTATCTTGACGTACGTGTTGTTAGGTATCTTACTTTGCCTCAACCACGCTCTGACCGTAGACACAGACACCCGTAGGTGCTTTGCTACATCTTCTATTTCCACATAGGGTTCTAGTTCCACTACTTCTTCCTCACATTTATTGTGTATTCGGTAACACTGTTGAGTCCCTTGGGTAACTTATCTGGGTTCTCTTCTAAGTATTGCGCTATAGCTTTCTGCGAAACACGGCGTTCTAGTAACTCAGGTACTTTATGTTCAAGAATAAACTCGTGCATCTGTTCCCAGTCGTTCGTCCAGTACTTAGTTTTTGTGGTGCGGTAAAACAAACCTGCGCCTGTCTTTACACTCTCCACCCCATGCTCTTTACAGTGATCCATGAGTTTTTGCTTTATAAGGTCTTGCTGTTCACTCAACCGTTCATACTCTTCATCAAAAGCAGCTTTAACTTCGTTACGCTTATCTCTTATTTTAATGTATGTTCTAGTCAGCTTAGTCAACATACCTTGCTCAGTATCAGTCATTTAGGTTCTCCATATGCCTTATAAGATACTATAGTGGCAAGTAATGACTTAATCAAGTATTTCGTTGTACAGATCTATCATTTTTGTATGTACGTCAATTCTATTATCTAATAGTGAGTACACTCGCTTCTCTACTGCTGAACCTTGTAGCTGTACCACCGTACACTTATGGTCTTGCCCCTTCCTGTGAACACGGGCATTAGCTTGTGCGTACGTCTCTAAAGAACTGGTCGGCCCCCACCACACCACTGTATTCGCAGCGGTTAACGTAACCCCGTGGGCAGCGGCTTGCGGTTGTATGACAAGAACTTGTGGTGTGTCTGTCTGTTGAAACTGTTTGAAGATTTCGGTACGTTTTGCGCCCGACACATCACCGCGAATTATGCTAGTGGATATACCATCAGCCGTTAACTTCTCAGATAGTATGTCTATAACGTGCTTGAACGGCACGAACACAAGTACTTTCTTACTCGATTCATCTATGACTTCACGCAGCACCTTGTACCTGTGCTTAATATCAAACTCTAAAGAGCCTCCGTCATCGGTGTAGACAGCACCGGCTGATATTTGTAACAGCTTGTTCATACCCACCGCTGCGTTTACGGCGGTTATCTGCTCCCCCGCAGCTTGCATGACCATTTTATTTTTAAGTTCTTTGTAGTACTTAGTCTGTTGTCGGGTAAGTTCTACTTCCCGCTTTACATAAACCATGTCCGGTAGGTCTAGGCACTCTTCCTTGGTGAACCGTATGGCAGGTTGAAGTGCGTTATACACGGTATCGGTTGCCGTATCTTTCTGCGCCCACTTAAAGTTAGTCACCTTGTACATGACCTGATCTCTGAACGCACTGAAGAACCGTGGCACTGAATTAGGATTAACAAGTTTAGCCAGACCGTAGGCATCCAACGGGCTTTGCGCTGCTGGTGTGCCAGTCATCATCCACAGCCACGTATCTGAATTTAATAACTTGTTAAGGGTCTTCCATCGCTTCGTCTGTGGGTTCTTGTAGTGGGTAGCTTCATCTACAATAATTAGATCAAACCCGCCGTTGGCTATGGTGTCAGCTACTATCTCTACACCGTCGTAGTTAATGACCACGAACTCTGCGCCACGTTCTATGATCTCCCTACGTTTGGGGGCGGGGCCATAAGCAACATCTACTGTACGGTGCATGGCGAATGTAAACAGATCGTCCACCCACGCCGAGTGCATGATAGACAAAGGGCATATCACTAATACACGGTTGATGTGGCCCTCATTCAGCAGGTAGTCCGCAGACCATATAGCACTGGCGGTCTTGCCCGTACCCTGCTCGTTAAAGCAGAACCCGCGTTTGTGTAACGTAAAGAACTCAGAGGTTGTTCTCTGGTGCTTCATAGGTTCGTACTTACCTGTCCACTCGTACCTAGAACGTATCGGGGAAGGTATGTTTATATTTAAGTTCTTTAACACACGGGCTTCTTCTACGCCCCAGTTAACTACCACTCTGTTATCAGACAACTCTTTACTCTTAGGAATGATCTGCGTCACCTTCGCTGGGTTCCTAAGTTTGAGTAATACTGCTCTGTTATCTACTATCTGCATTTAACAGCGCTTCCTATAAAACAAAGATTCTCCTTGGCTAGAGCGTCTATCAAGATTATAAGAGATTTCCACCCGAAGTTAGGAATAGTTGCTAAATCCTTAGCTGTCCAAAGGCTTAGGTCTTCTACATCGTAAATACCCTCTGACCAGAGACCATTTCTAACACGAATATCTATATCTAATTTTTCTACTTTCATTATTGCTCCCATGTAAAAAGGCGTGAAGGGGGTCTCCCCAACACGCAAACTAAATAATGCCGTCTTCGTACCCACGGACGGCGCGTGGTGGACACCCAAAAGAGAGGGGATGGGTCGTACTAAACTGTCCTACGCTTTGGTCTCTTACCATTGCGACTACGGTTGGCACTGCTACTTTCTACTCTGTAGCCATCTGCATTGCTGCCACCCTTACTTAACATCTTGTTGTGGCTGACATCTTTACCCTCACGCTTGTCAGCCCTACCGTTGTTATTAGCATCCCGCCCAGCCTTATCCACAGCACGCCTAGCACGCTGTCTCTCCATACGAGCTTCGTGCGCTGGACTACCCACTGGTGGGTTCTTCTGCTTCTTACGATCTGCTTTGTTCTTATACGGCATTAGTTTCTTCCGTTATGTGAGCACTCTAATACAGGGCACCATGCCTTGCACAACCCGCTAGGGTTAGGAACCCACTTGTCGTTCTTAAAGGCTACGTCCATGTCGCTGTATTTACCCAGCCACTTAGCCCATAACTTCTTTTCATCTTCTATGGTGTATCGGTCTTTAACAAGATCCTCACTCACCACAAATAACAGTCCAGCCCGAACAGTCTCTACTTCGGGGTAGTGCTTGAAGGTAGCCAAAGCCATAAGCTCTAACTGCCCCTTATCCGCGTACCTTGCGGACTTGCCGGTCTTGTAGTCTATCACCCAAGCCAGCTTGTTTTCTCTGTCTAGTATAACTAAGTCAGCTATACCACGGAACCACACGTCACTATCAAAGAAGCTACATGCCTCTAAGTTCTCAGTCAGTCCCATCTTGATCTCGCACAGCTTCTCACCCTGCTTATCATTGAGTGCATCTAACATACCCTGTGCATAACTGAACCGTGGGTCTAGCTCACCACCGTCGCGGATGTATATCTCCGCTGCTTCGTGGAAGGCTGTCCCATACAACGTAGCCTCAGACTCCTTAAACGGGTACTGCTTGAGTACCTTCTCATGGTAGAACTGCTTAGGACATTGCTGAAACGCCTTGATCTTACTAAAACTCCACGGGGCTATGCTCAATGATTAGTCCTCTTCTTCTAGCCGTGCCATAAACTCTTTAAAATCTTCAAGTTCTTCAAACCGTTTCGTACGTAGGTATCGGGCCTCCTCCTCATCCGTACCCTTATAAGTATAAATACTTATATCTCTTTTAGCCCCGCACTCGGTGCAGTTTTGCCCGTTAGAAGTTACGTGGTTCATTATGTACGCTAACCTCACATACTTTTCGTAGATATTTTTATGTGGCATAGCTGCCTTAATGTCTTTCCAAGTGTGCCCCAAAACACGCATTCTCGAAATCTTGTACATATCTTTATAGTTTAGTATCGGCCCGTTTTGAACTTTACTCATTATATTACCCGCACGATCACGTAGAACAATACGATAGCAACTGACGTACCCAATAGTGACCCCAGATACTGATTAGCAAACGACCTACTAGGCTCTGGCTGCTTAGGCTCTGGTTGCCTAACAACTGGCCTACCTACAGGCTTAGTCGGTGTCGGTGCGCGTGGTGGCATAACGCTTTCTATCCCCACGGACAACTCTTCCCGCGCTTCTTCTTTGGCTGCTTTCCATGCGGCTTGCTTTAACATGGTTTCCTTAGCCTCTTCTTTTAAGGTAGTTTGCGCGTCACGTTCTTGTTTCTTAGCTTCTCTATTAGCAGCGCGTAGCTTTTTAGCATTCACCTTGGCGGTGTACTTCTTAGCCGATGCTTTATTTCTAGCCAATATACGCTCGTACTCTTCCAAGGTTGCTATGCGGTATACATCCATAGACACCTTACGTATGTAACCTTTACTTACGCCACTTGAACTTATCCAATCCCGTAGCTCTTGCTTCCTTCTTGGCATAGTTAAGTCACTAGCGGGTATTAGTTTCCATATATCGTTTAAGGTAGCGGTACTTCCTAAGCTACTTACTATATCGTATAACTTAAAAGCCCTACTCTTTTTCTGTACGGGTTCTGGCGCTAACTTATCTACCGAACTCAGTTCTAAAGTATCTTGATCTTTTATTGTCCTTAATACATTTTTCATGCTTCACATTCTCCATATGATTTTGCTACTCCGCTTTCACAATCAAGCGGCATTCCTTTTGCCCAAGCTGGAACCCACCGCATACAACTGTCTATGTACTCCTGCGCGTCTTTTACTTCTTCATCCTTAACGCAGCACACAATAGAGTCGTGTACGGTCATAACTACACGGTAATACTTGGCTATGTGTACCATCTGCTCTGCGATTACACATCTCGCTACTGCTTGGCAGACGTTCTCTACTAGCTTCCCACCGTAGATACGGGTTCGGCTTCTTCTACTTCGGTACGTAAACTCTATACGTCCGGTTTCTTCTGACTTGAGCGGTCTCAAATCGGCGTAACGCATTAACAAGTTTGACGGTAGACGTAGGGCTTGTAATAAAGCTATCGGCTCTATTACTGGTGGCTCTCCAATCATCACTGAGTTCTTGTTAGAGAGTTCGTGAATAAGAACCCCTGCGTCTCTCCACAGTTTAGTTATGTCCTCGTTGGCATCGCGGTAGATACGTATGATACGTGCAGACTCATCACGGCTTACCTCTACACCGAAGTTCTTTAGCTGTTCTTTGAACCTATCTGCCCCCATACCGTAGCCACAACCTAAGATCGTAGTCTTACCTACAAACCGCTGGTGCTTAGTCACTTGGTCTTCTGGGGTGTTGTAGATACGTGCTGCCATCTTGACGTATACATCTTCTTTATTATTAAACGCTTCGATCAAGTCCTGCTGCCCAGCCCACCACGCTAATACCCTAGCCTCTATCTGAGAGGAATCGCAGTCGATCAGGGTGTAGCCTTCTGGCGCGATGATGCTCTTCTTTAACATCTTACCGTCAGGCCCACGGCTGGGTAGATTCTGTAGGTTGATCTTGTCAGCACCACCCCATCTACCCGTGTGCGCTGCATAATACTTAACAGGTACAGGCAGTAGCCCCCGCTTGGATATATCTATGAACCGCTGCGTACGGGTCTCTTCTAACGTGCTCTTGTTACCCAACCTAGCTGCGGCTAGAGCTTGTACGTTCGTATTAGGGTGTACCGCTAACTTCTTAAAACCTTCGTCGGTCTTGGCAAACGCATATGTTTCTTTCTCTGTGGTGGGACTTATCTTAGTAGGCGGTATAACCCCCTGCGCCCGTAGTAACGCAGCAAACTTGTCGTTACTCATAAGGTCTGACTTCTCTACCCCTGCCTCAATTAACAGGGCATCTTTACGGTCACGTATGTCTTCTAAGTGATCCTCAAGTAAGTCAGTGTCTAGTTCTAGCAAGGGGTGTATGAACATACGTAGCGTTACATCTATAACTCTCAACTCATGTCGTGGGAAGTGCTTAGTCATTAACGTAAACAACTTATAGGTTAGCTCCACGTCATTCACACAGTAGTCGCCGTACCTATCTAATTCTTCTTCGGTGAAGTCTAGTCGGCGTTTCGCTAATGCGTTTAGTATCTCGTCTCCCTTTGCACCAATGTTGTACCGTTCTGCCAGTGCCGCGAGACTTCCACCAACCTCCACCCCATGTAAAGCACGGGCAATACAGAGAGTATCAGCCCAAACGCGAGGATGAATATCAAATAGCCAAGACAAGATAGCACCATCGAACATGGTGTTATGAGCCAAGACCATACTGTTCTCCCAATCGAATCCATTAAAGTAACTCCTAAGTTCTTCGTGCGTTCCTGATGCCCATTCAATAGGGCCGTTGTTTACCTTTACTCCTACGCCTATTATTTCAAAGCGGGGGTCTCGTATATATTCTTCTGTGGTTAACTTCCTAAGTGAGAAGTCCTTGTCGTAGTAGGTCTCAAAGTCCAGCGTTATCAAGTCCACGTTTTGCCGTCCTTCTCTGTTAACCAGACGCGGTAGTTACCGTCATTGGTGACCTTACGGCTCGTAATGCTCCAACCTTTACGTTTGGCTACCGCACGAAATGCACGTACCTTGTAGCCGTATGGGTCAACTACTGCAAACGAATCACCAAGATCCATCTTAGTTAGCGTATCTTCATATATGCCTTGGTTGTTTCGCTGCTTATCGAACAACAGCACCCCTTTCTCAATCACTAACTCCTCAAACCTATCATCCATTTTCAGGCTCCCGCTGCTTGACCTTCTTAATCTCAAAGTCCAGAGAGTTAGGTATACGAAGGATTATCCCTTCGCCATCTTCGGCAGCGTATTTCGCGGCTTCTTCATTCTTAGCTTCAATCAGCACACGAGTTTCAATTAGGGTGTGGTATACAACTTCAAACTTCGGCATATCAACCCCCATCTTTTGGTCTAGTTTCGTTGACAAGCTGCCAAGCAAGCTCATGTAGCTCATTTGGATCACTCTCTTCCTCTTCGCACGCCCAGTTAATCTGGTTGATTAGCAGAATGAGGGTGGCGCGTTCTTCTAATTTTGACTCCATATCAACCTCCTAGTCGCTTGATCTCAGCATCAACATAGAACTTAATCTTCTTGGCATCACGTAGCTCATCAGAGTGTGATGACTCGCCGTAGCGATATGCCGCTCGGAAGATCTCACCGATCTGTGCGTTCATATCCTTGTGGGATATAAGGTCTTGCAATTCAGCCGCACCGTCGGGCAATTCGTAGTAGCTGGCAGTGCTACCATCGCTCACATTAGGCGCGGCGCTAATTCGTTGTTTTTGTCTAGCCATTTGGTTCTCCTTTCCGTTTAGCTGTTCACCGCACTGGTACTGAGTCGCCTATCTATTAACAGACTACTCACATCGTGCATGTTCTCTTCGTTCACTACTAAGGCCAAGCCACCAGCGGTGTCTATGTCCTCTAAGTTCTTTTTCTGTAAGGGCGTTGTCGTACCCTTACCTGCCTTGCATTCAATACCGAAGAATTCTCCTTGGTAACACCCGACAATATCTGGTACGCCGCTCCTACCATACCCACCCGTAGCGGGGAAAAAGAAGTACGCGCCTAAGCCTTTAAGCTGATTCTTTACCACCGCTTTTACCTTGGCTTCCGGTGTCATTGCCATTCTTGGTCTCCTTCAAAAGTTTAGTTACGCTTGTGGTTAACTTCTTTATTTCACGCTGGTTTGTCTCTATCGCTTTACTAAGGTAAGTAAAGTCTTGGCACAGGTCATCCGTAGCGCGGGTCAGTGAAGATATTGACTTTATGCTATCTAAAACTTCTTGCATGGTGTCTTCGTCTACTTCCATCTCTAGTGTCATCTTCGCCATACCGTTTCCTCTTGTGGGAGCTGGCTTCAAACCTTGTACGGACGCACAAGGT